GGTGGAGGTTAAAAATGCCTGATCCTATAACAATACTATCATGTATATCTCTATTTTTTACTATCATGTTTGTAACACTAATAATAACTGACCAATGAATAAACTAACACGTGTTCAACTAGGTAATCTCTACGAAAAACGTTTTGAAGTCTTCTGTATAGAAAAAGAAATACCTATCTATACTCCTGTACAGCACCAATCAATGGAAGATTATATAATCGTACACAAAAATGACTACAAAAGCATTAACGTTAAATACAGAACATGGAACAGTAGAGACCGTTGTGAATTACAACTCATATCAAAAGCAGGTGGTAAAGATGGAGCTAACTATCTGACTAACATACACTTAGACTATATAATACTATGCACTGATATGTTCCCTAACTTCTTCTTTTGTATAGACTTGTGGAAAATCAGAGACAGTGACAAAATAAACTCTAAATACCCTTCACTGTCACTATCTAAAGAAACCATCATGGATTACAAAATGTAACAATTAGATATATAAGCAGTCCAACTATTAAGATGTTGGCAGGTTTTCATGTACCTTTAAGCCGCTTATATATCTCCTCCTTCAATTCACCATACATTCACAAAGCCAACACACCCTACACAATATAATATACTATCATACCTTACTTATCTGTCAGTTTTTAGTTGTAAATCAAAACGCTTTCCATTTTAAATAGTGGAAATGGCTAGAGACTATAAAAGAGAATACAAGTTACAAGGTAGTTCAACTACAGCCAAAAAGAAACGTGCTGCTAACAACAAAGCCAATAACATTATGAAGAAAAAAGGCCTCATCAAAAAAGGTGATGGCAATGACGTTGACCACATTGACCGAAACCAGATGAACAACTCTAGAAGCAACTTAAGAGTTCAATCTAAATCCAAAAACCGTAGCCGCAATAGTTGACATCACCTCATAAAGCACTCAAATTGCCTTTTGTCGCATCTTTTAGTGTTTCTATGAGTATCAGTTAGTTTGGTCGCTTCTAATACTCTCTCTCTTCACTATAGGTGCGGCGTTTAACTTATGGATTCAGTAGATTCTCTCTCTGAAGGTAAAAAGAGATTTCTTAAAAAGACCGATAACCTAATTACTAAAAACCGTGAATCAGAAGCCCTTCACGGAAAAGTAATCTATAAAAAACTAGTCAAAGGTTATCTTAAAGCCCTCCAAAAGCACCTAACTAAAACTAAAAAGGGAAAATCAGGTTACTTTGCACACGCATATGACTTAATCTGTCAGATAAAAGTACAAATTGTAGCTCATTTTGTTCTAAAAACACTAATAGACCCTCTAAGTAGGCCTTGTTTGCGTAACTCATTAGCAGGAAAGATAGGGTTAAAGCTTCAAGATGAATTAAATTTCAGGAATCTTAAAAATAACAACCCAAAATGGTGGAAACGTTTAGAAACTAAGATTAAAAAACGTAAAGGCTACCGTTATAAACGAACTTTAGCTGTTAAAGCTGCAAACGAAGAGTTAAAAAACTGGAAGATAGATTGGGGTTCAGCCACACGTATACACGTAGGGTTAACTTTAATTGAACTCTTAAGAACTTCTACAGGTTTAATTCAGTATGACAAACGAAGAGTAGGTAAAAGCAAGTACTCTTATTATGTCGTACCCACTCTCAAAACCCTTCAGTGGATACAGTCGTTCAACTCTGGGGTGTCCTCTCTAATGCCTTATCACTTACCCTGCTTATCCCCACCCATAGACTGGACTACTTTCGACTCAGGAGGCTACGAGTTTCCTGAAGAATTAAACTGGAGTTTCGTTAAGACAAAAAATAGACAATCAAATAACTTAAAGTATCTCAAAGAGGCAAACTTAGAGTTAGTTTTTTCTGCTGCTAATACTCTCCAAAGTGTCCCTCATAGAGTCAACCCTAAGATACTTGAGTTTCTCTTAAAGTGTCAGGAAGAAAGAGTTAATGTAGGTGGAACAACAAATCAAGTGACCTCTTTAAGTAATCAGTTTACTGAAAGAAGAAACACGTGTCAAGCACAATCTCACTTAGACAGAATAAGAATGATGCCTGATTACATCAGGACGTACAACATACTATCATTGGCTTCTCGGTTCAATGGCAAACCTATTTTCTTCCCAATTCAAGCTGACTTCAGAGGCAGACTCTACTACGTGCCTAAGTTGTTAAATCCACAAGGTTGTGACATGGCTAAAAGTTTACTTCAATTTGAAACCCCTTTGAGTGTTCAAGGAAGTGAAGATTGGTTTCTTGTAGGAGGTGCTAACAACTATGGAATTAAAGGTACATATGAAGAACGACAGAAATGGATTCTTAAACATGAAAAAGAAATCTTAAAAGTTGCTAAAGACCCTCTTTCTAATCGCAACTTCTGGGAACACTGTGATAACCCTTTAGTGTTTGTTGCTTGGGCTATGGAGTTTAAAGAATGGTTCACTAATAGGCTGACATTTAAAACACGATTACCTGTCAGATTAGATCACACTGCAAGTGGTTTACAAATCGTGTCACTACTTAAAAACGATAAGAAACTACAAGAGCTAACTAACATATCTAACACTACAACTCCTATTGATATTTATCAGATATTAACTGACGATATAAAAAACATTTTGATAACATCAGGCAGACCTGAAAATCATGCTTGGGTATCACTTGGTGTAAATAGAAAATTAATTAAAAACATAACAGTATCTTTTATGTATGGAGGGACTCAGTACGGTTTGGAAAGAGTTGTAATCGAATGGTACATCAAAAAAGATAACGACATTTTTGGGAAAGAAATATACAAAGAAATAAACATACTTTTAGAAAGTTATAAAACAGCTTTAAACAGAATTTCAACTTCACCAATTGACTTTATATCTGAATGTAAACAAGAACAACAAACAGAACTACTATCATGGACATCGCCATCAGGTTTTCCTGTAGAAAATTTATATCATCCAAATTCTAAACACATAGTTAAAGCAACTGTAAGCGGTGAAAAAATATGTGGAATAGCTAGGCTTACAGACTCATCAAGATTGTCTGTAAGAGCAGCACGTAATGCTATATCGGCTAATAAAGTTCATTCATATGACTCAGCTTTAATGCATCACGTTATAAATAATCATAAATGGAAAGTCATACAAACTCTTCATGATTGTTACTGCATTACACCTACAGATTGTAAAACTTTTATAGAAATATTACCAAAAACAATCAGTAATGTCTTTGATGTTGACATGCCAAAGACGCTTATGTATACAGCTTCTTGACGTTGCGTTGGTTCGGACTTCTTCCAACAACAAAGCGTCATTTAAAAAGAGATAATCAAAATGACGACCAAGCAAAAAAAAGCTAAAGGTATACGCATCACTACCCCTCAAGGAACTGCACTTTATGCATACCTTGATAAACCAGACACCAAGTTTTCAGACGAAGGTGTATACACTGTAACTCTTCGTGTTCCAAAAGGCGAAGGCGTTGCACTCCAAAAGCAAATCCATAAGATGCAGGATGAGCAAGTTAAGTTGGAGAAAGATAACGGCAAGGCTCCTAACAAGATGTCCATACCCATCAAAGAGAATATCACTGATGATGGACAAGAAGTTTTAGACTTCCGTTTTAAGATGAAGCCTTCCTACAAAAATTCACTAACAGGTGAAACTGTAGAACAGCGACCTAAAGTATTTGATACACAACTTAAACCTATGACTGAACTTGTTGGGTCAGGGTCAAAAGTTAAGATCGCTTTCATAGCTGATAAGTACACATGCCCAATGGGAGTTGGAGTAGCGTTAAGATTGTCAGCAGTGCAGGTAATTGATTTGGTAAGCGTAGCTAGTAAACAGTCTAGTGGAGAAAGTGATTTCTCTATGGAAGAGGGGTTTGTTAGCGAAGGCTCACCTGCGTCCACTGAAACGCCAGAAGAAGCGACCTCTGGTGCAGTGGATATCAAAGAAGAATCGGCTGCTTCTGGTAGCGATTTCTGAGTCGATGGTAGTCAATCTCAGACGTTGTACCAGCAGTGCCACATCACCAATACAGAAGTAGGTTAGAAAAACAAATGGGTCATTTCCTGACTCAGTTGGGAATCTCATTTGACTTCGAGCCTCACCGTATTCCCTTCACGAAGGAGCATCAGTATTTACCTGACTTCTTCGTGGAGGAGTATGGTTTCTATATTGAGACCAAAGGACGCTTCCTTCCAGTAGATCGTAAAAAACATTTACTGATTAAGAAGCAGCAACCACACATAGATATTCGATTCGCCTTTCAGAATCCTAAAGCCAAGTTGTCAAAGAAAAGTCAGACAACATACGGTGAATGGTGTGACAGGCATGAATTCAAATGGTGCGGTAAGAAAGTCCCTGCGTCATGGTTCTCATAAGACCACATAAAGCGACACACGCTTTACTGACAAGTGCTAACAACAAGAAGGCACTAGTCGAGATCAGTGATCTAGATTGTCTTAATGGAACTGAAGGCACAATACAATGGATGAGGTTGACTGACAAATCACGTGAGATTTTAGGATCAACTAAATTTGATGGAAAGATAGAAGATATACAAAATGACTACCGAAAAAAACGAATCAAAAGAAAGTAACCTTGTAGGTCACGGCCCATGTGCTTCATGTGGATCGTCTGACGCTGTAGGGATTTATGATGATGGACATGGATGGTGCTTCTCCTGTTCAACGTTTCACAAAGGATACGATGGTGAAGGGGAGACTCCTAAACCTGCTATTCAAACAACAACTCATGCAGGGTTAACTAATGTAGAATACACTGCTTTACCAAAGCGTGGTCTCAACTTGGAAACATGTCGCAAGTGGCAATATCAAGTTGGTTCTTACAATGGTAGACCAGTGCAAATAGCTAACTACCTGAATGGATCTGATACACCAATTACTAAAGTAAGATTTCAGAACAAAGATTTCTTACAGATAGGAAAAGGTAAGTTACCCTTATACGGTCAGTGGTTGTGGGAACGTAAAGAAGGCAAGATGATCACAGTCACTGAAGGCGAGATAGATGCCATGTCAGTGTCTCAACTTCAAGAACACAAATGGCCAGTAGTATCTATACCTAATGGTGCTGCAGGTGCAGTCAAAGCATTCAAAGATAACCTAGAGTTTCTCGAAAGGTTTGAAACAGTAGTTCTACTTTTTGACAACGATAAGGTTGGAAAAGAAGCTGCAGAGAAGTGCAGTCAGTTGCTTACAGTAGGTAAAGCTAGAATAGCTGCACTCCCTCTTAAAGATGCCAACGACATGTTGGTCAACAAGCGTGGTGCAGAACTCATTCAATCTTTATGGAATGCAAAGGCATGGAGACCTGACGGTATAGTTGCAGGTGAAGACCTTTGGGAATCCATAAACAAAGAAGAGGAATGCATTTCCCACATGTACCCTTGGCCTAGTCTTAACGACATGACTATGGGTATCAGAGAAGGAGAGATTGTAACCATGTGTGCTGGATCAGGCATCGGTAAGTCTAGTGTGTGTAAAGAGATTGCATATCACCTACTATCATCAGGCGTTACAACTGGTTACATTGCACTTGAAGAGAGTACCAAGAGAACTGCTTTAGGTATCATGGGTCTTCATATTAATAAACCAATTTACCTGAATCCTGCAGAGGCTAAAGAGGAGGAACTCAAGGAAGCTTTTGACGCTACAGTGGGTTCAGGAAATTACTTCACTTACGATCACTGGGGATCACTAGATGAAGGAAACTTACTTAGCAAAATACGCTACTTAGTTACTGCAGTTGGTTGCAAAGTAATATTCTTGGATCACTTATCTATAGTTGTGTCAGGAATGGAAGGTGGAGATGAACGCCGCATGATTGACAATGTGATGACTAAACTAAGATCACTTGTAGAAGAACTTAAGTTTGGACTTATTCTTGTGTCACACTTGAAACGACCTGAAGGTAAAGGTCATGAAGATGGAGCAAGGACTTCACTTGCACAGTTACGTGGGTCAGCAGGTATTGCACAGTTGTCAGACATGGTGATCGGTATGGAACGTGACCAGCAAGATGTTGAGACCAGTAAGAGGACTACTATTCGTGTGTTAAAGAATAGATGGTGCGGTAAAAACGGTATTGCCACTCTTCTTGAGTTTGATGAGAAAACAGGAAGGTTAGCTGAAACTGAATATGTAGAAGAAGAGGAACCTGATGCGAAGAACGATTTTTGATATAGAAACTGACGGTCTTCTCGATGAAGTTCAGAATCTTTGGTG